GCGCGGTGCGCCCGGCTGGAAAGGGTTTCATCCGGCGCGCCGTTGGCCAGTGCGTTTGCCAGCTGATCCAGCGCGATCAACACGTTTTTGGCGCGGCTCATAGTTCGATTCCTTTGGCCTGCCTGAAAAGCGCATCCAGCGCCGCATCATCTATCCCCAGCGCCTGCGCCGCTTGCTGCAAAAACGGGCTATCACGCCGCCAGTCCAGCGTGTCGTTCAAGGCCACTTCAGCCAGCGCCTTTTGCCTGGGGTCGCCCATGCCCGCCACGTAGGCCAGCACGGCCTCCCACTGGCCCGCCGCAATCAGCGCGGCCTTGCCCTGCGCGCGCGTAATCACCTGCGGCACCGGCGCGGGCTGTGCTGGTTGCATGACGGCTATCACGGGCCGCCAGCGGCCCGGCCACATGCGCTCGGCAAAAGCAGGGCACGCCACCACACGGTTGATGACCTGCCCGCGCTCATCCAGCACCTCGAAAGCCTGCCCGCTCATGCCGCGTCCTCCAAAAGCTCCAGCGTGACCCAGGCATCGCCGCCTTTTCCCGTGATGGCGTTGTTGCCCTGTGATTGTTCGTAGCAGTGCGCGCCGCCGCCGCCGCC